GCGGGTTGGTATCCATGATGATTTGCGGGTCGGTGCAACCACCGTCGCGCTTGGCCGGATAACGCCCCACGCGGCCGGTGAGACCGTCCAGCGCGGCCTTGGGCACCTCGCGGGCCTCGTTGATCCAGGCGTCCGAGAGTTCCATCGAGAGCAGCTTGCGGACGTCCTCGGGACGGTCCAGCGCGATGAATATGACCTCCCAGTCGAACGCGAGCTTGCCGTCGGGGCCGGCCTGCGTGATCCGATGCGAGGGCGGTCCCTGGTCGACCCAGTGTCCAATCTGCGCGGGCAGCCATTGATGCCAGGTCTTGATGGTCGTGGTTTTGAGCTCGGGATAGCTGTTGCGGACGATTGCGCTGCGGCGGCGCACGATGCCATCGGGGCCGGGCCGCTGCTTTTGCACGCCACGCAGTAGCTTCATGACGCAGGCGGTCGATTTGCCCGATCCGATCGGGCCGCGAATACCGGCGACAAACGCGTCCGATTCCAGAAAGGCCGCCGCGATCTTGCCGGGCGGATAATAATCCCAGCCGGCTGAACGCGGAGCCATTGGCTGTGAGCGAAACATTAGAGGCTCCCTCCCGCCGAAATCGGTGTGATCCCGTTGGAGCGTAAAAAGGTATTTGCATCAGTGCCGGGCGGCAGATGGCCCAGCGCCTTGTACTGCTGGCGAAGCTCGAGCTTTTGCCGCAGGTCGGGGCGGTTGGCGATCATTTGATTGGTCGCGGCGTGGCCGTAGCGGACAAACACGTCCTCCCACTGCTTGGCCTGGTCCTCACGGGCAAGCGCCTGGTAATCGGGGTCCTGGCGCAACGCGTTGAGCGTCTGCTCGAGGGTCTTACCGTCCGGCCCTTCGTCGTCCTTGATCGAGGCGCGCAGATTCATCCATTGGTTTTTGTCCCACTCGGTGAGCGGGATACCGACGTTGGGGTCGGTCGGGCTGGTCATCAGGCTGGGCGATTTGGTTCCCGACCCCGGCAGTAGCGACGGTGCCTTTTGCGGCGAGGCATCGATTCGCAGGGTCTCGGCGGCAATCGGGTCGTGGGCATCAGTGCCGATCTGAAATGGGTAGACCTCGTTAGCCAGGAAGCCCGGCGGCGTCATGATGGGCCGCGCTAGTGCGTCGGTCATCGGTGGCAGGGTCTTGGAGTAGCCGGGGATCTTCGACAGGAAGGTGTTGAACATGCCCCGCGTGTCGCGCATCACCGGGTCCTCGCGCTTGGCCTCGGCGCGGATTGCGGCCGGAATGATGCCTGACAACTGATTTTCGACGAACTTGTCGATGGCCTCGCCAGTGTCCTTGCCAGTGCGCAGGCCGTCGATCATGTCGTTGAAGTTGGCCAGCATCTCGACGTAACTCTGCCGGCTCAGATTGCGGCCCAGCGCCATCGCGGAGGCGACCGCGCCGTGTTCGACATCGGCTTGGGGTGAATTGCCCATGATGGTCGCGTAGTCGGCCGCGATACCCAGTGGCATCGCCAGCGGCTCAAGATTCTGAAAGGTCAGATAATGGTCGCCGACGTGGATCGCGTAAGGCTTCCAACCGGTCGCGATCAGATCGTGATACTGCTTGGGGTCGCTCGGGCCGCCGCCGGTGATGTAACCGTCCATCGTGTGCCTGGCGACCATCAGCATCGCCGCCGAGCCCATACCGAGCTTGGCCAGCGCCATTTGGCCCTGAGCGCCACCCGCCTGGATGTCGCTGTAAAAGCTGTTCAGCGTGTTACCCAGTGCCTGGCCGTCATAACCCAGTGCCCGTCCGACAACATTGGCTGCGGCACCGGGCGCACCGGCAATCGCCGGGATCGGCGTATAACTCAGCGCCCACTTGGCGAGATTGACCGGCACTCGCCGGAACGGAAAAGCAATTCGGCCAAGTCCGGCGGGGAGCTTGTCGAGCCAATCGTTAAAGGCTTGTCCGGCCGGTCCGAGCGGCTGCGAGAAGACGTTGTAATTAGCAGCGGAGTGCGCGGCCTCGGTTAGCTCCGGTGGCGGATTGTCGGCGAGCTCCTCGGTCCGCTGCGCGATGAAGTTGCCGGCCTCTTCGCCAGCCAGTCCTTGCACGCCAGCTTCGCTGGTGGCCTGGCGCAGCGCCAGCGCGCGTAATTCGCCGCGGAAATTGACGAAGCGCGAGAACTCGTGCACCGCGCCGATGGTCCGGGTCGGCAGCCGCACCACATCGCCCAGGAGGTCGGCGCCGGTGTCCATGATGCCGCCTTTGCCCGAACCGCGAATCTCCGGTGGCATCGGCGCCTCGAACTCACCGCCGCGGCCGCCGCCAATCGCATCGATGGCCGAGGCGCCGAGGTTCCAGGTATTGCGCGCGACGCGCAGCCCGTCTCCCAATGCGGTGGCACTGCCGTACGCGAACTCGTTGCCTTCGCCGCGGGCGAGCGCCGGTGCCGTGCCCCACGATGGGATGCGCGCAGCGATGGCCCGCGTCGGCGCATTAAGCGCCCATGAGGTCAGGTCGCCAGCCACCTTCTTGATGACGGTGGTCGGCTTGGACAGCAGCGCGTTGTAGTAATACTCGCGCAGCATGCCGCTGACGGAGCGCCCCTGTTGCGCCGCTTCGCCGACCTGGCGGGCCATCGCCGCCTGCTGTTCCGGCTCGAGGCGTGAAAGCCGCTCGACCAGCGTATCAACGTCGTCAGGGTTCAGGCTCTGCGCCAGCTTGGCGGTCTCGGCCGCCAGCACGTTGCCGGGTTTGAGCGGGTCGAGGATTTGCAGACCGCGGCCCATCTCGGAGCGCATACCGGCCAGATTGGCGTAATTGATGGCATATGCGGAAAAGCGGTTGGCGAGCGCGGCCTTGTCGGCGCTCATGTCCCCGCCGGCTTCCTGCGCGGCAGTAATGCGGGTCGCCTCGTCGCGGATTGCCTTGGCCTCGTCCTGGTAGACACCGGCTACGGCAGCGGTATGCGCCGCGAGCTGGGGTTGCGCGGCACCGGGCGGTGTCGGCATCTCGACGGTTTGCCGCAGTGCCTGGCCTTCGGCGATGGTCTGCTTCTCCGGAATGGTGGTGGCGATCTCGGGCTTGCCGAATTCGGTCGCTACGCTTTCGCCGACGCGGGCGGTCTTGAGCGCCTCGAGCTGCTTATCGGCGAGCGTCTGCGCGGCGGCTTGCGGGGTCGCAACACCGGCTTGTGCGTGTTCTAAGAGCGCCATGCTGTCGGGCGTCATCTGACCGCCAGCGGTCGGCCGCGCCGCTCCTAGATCTTGGAGTTGCTGGCCCACAGCCACGCTGGCGCGAGAGGCTAAGAGACCTTTCGATTTATCGGTCGCAAAGGAGACCGTTCCGAGCGGTGATGAAGTATCGCGCGATTCATGGCGCACAACAGCGACCGAGACCGGTTGACCATCCGGCCCACGATAAACCACATGGTAAGCGTCAAGCCCATTAGGATCTTTGACAACAGAAAGTCCCGGCTGACCGGTGGGCGCTTTCGCTAGTGTTTCGTTGACAAACTCAGATTCTTCTTGTGGCGATAGATTTATTGGCTCAACATCGGCGCGGGTGCCGAGAGTCGCACCCGGTTGTTCCGGCGCTGGCGCTGCACCTTGAGCCGGTTGCGCTTCCGGTGCTGTGGGAGCGCTCGTCACCGGTTGCCCCGAGGCATCCAGCACAGTCCCTTGCGGCAGTTCCGGTGGTTCGGCGGCAGCACCGCCTACGGCGCTAATCCCGCGCTTTGCCAGAATGCTGAGCGCGATCGGTGCGACGAGTCCGACCAGCCCCTTGAGATAAGGATTGTTAGTCGCCAGCCCGGTGACCCTCGAGGCGGCGTCCTGCACCTCCATCGAGAGCGCGGACTGAGCTCCAGCTTTTACACCCGCTGCGATCCCACCTTCGAGGCCACCGGCGACCCCGCCGCCAATTACCATCGTTGGATCGATTGCCGGGGCCTGGAGCGCCTCCTGGGCCGCAGTGGCGACGCCCGGCGGAAGTTGCTTTGTATCGGGAGTCCGGAGGTACTGACTAATCTCGTGTCCGAGCTGTAGCTGTTCTGGCGTGTATTTTCCTTCGCCGTCCGCACCCATCCATCCGGGGGCTGCCTTCGGGAAGATCATCCCGCGGATGTATTCCTGTGCCTGCACGCGCGGGAGCCACTTGTCAAAAGACTCGTCCGTAGGCCAAATCTTTTTTTGATCCTGGTATGTTCGTTGAGCATCCGCCGTTTGTTCCGGCGTCATGCTCTTAACGAATTGGTCCGTGAGGTTCTGATATCCTTTGTCGTTTGCGTACAGTGGGTGAAGCGCTTCGAGCCCGACATAATCCGGCCACATCGACTTGTCGTTGACTACCGACTGATCACGTAACTGAACTGTCCAATTTCCCCTTGCAGGATTGCTATTGTCGTTCGGCTCGAAAGTCTCGCTCATTCCGGGGCCGCTACCCGTCGTTAACTTCATTGGGACGCTGGCGATGCGTGGATAAGTCGCCTTCGCCGTCGCAACGGCACTATCGAAAGGATTCTGTGCCGCTGGACCTTGGCCCGCTCCCGGTGGGGGTTTCGGCTGCATAATCGATAGATCTGGCGCCATCGCTTCGTTCGGTTGGCCGCCAGCCGTCGCAGTACCCGGAACATAGGTAGGGGTCGCTTGCGGTGTCGGCAGGTTAACGCCGAAATTCTTGGCCTCCTCGGGATGCGCGGCGAGGTATGCCGCCGCATAGGAGGCGTCACTCTGATAGGAGGTGCGCGCGACAAACGCCCCGTCAGCGGTGCCCGGCGTCGCTTGTGGCGTTGGAGTCGGGTCAGCCATCAATCACCCACACTCGGATCGAAACCGGCCGCCCGGGCCTTTTTGGCGATTGCCGCCGCGGTCGCCGGTGAAAGCGTCGGCGCGATCTTTTTCGGGTCGACGGTGAACTTGGGTGGCGGCGTCGATCGTCCGCCGTATGCCTTGATGATCTGATCGCGCGCGTCGATGGCGTCTTGCGGCGTCTTGAATTGACCGCTGGCAGCGGCGTTGCGCATGTCCTCGACCGCGTTGTCGATCTTCATCTTTTGCGCCGGCGTCGCCTCCATCATGGTCGGCGTCAGCGAATCGCGAATCTGCTTGTAGGAATTAGTAACCGCCGCGCCGAGCGGTTTCTTGACCGCTTCCTGGCCGTCGTGGAGGGCTGCCTGCAGGGCGCGTCGGTCGTTCGGATTGATGTCGTCCGACGAGATCCCCGTTATGTCTTGGCTCGAATACTTGTACGGGTCCGTCTGGATGTCCTTCATGTATTTGTCGACCAGGCCCGGTGCGCTCGGCGTATTCGGCGCGCGGAACTTGGCGCCGGTGTATGCGGTGTATTGCGCATCGCTGATGAGGTCGGCGAGCTTCGCTTGGTTGGCCTGCGCCGCGAGGTTGGGGTCGTGCGCGTCCTGCATCTGATTGAGTTGCTGGATCGCACTGGCAGCCTTCGCATCATGGACCGCCATCACCTGGTCGTAAGGCGCTTTGATCGCGGAACGCTGCATCTCAGTGAAGTGACTAAGCTGCTGGGGTGTGAAGGTGCCGCTCGGCTGCGACTTGACGAACTTGTCGAGCAGAAACGGTTGGCTGGTATTCTGCGCGATTGACTGTGCGCGCTCCGAGGCGAGATCGAGATTGAAGGCCTGCTGGTCTGCCGCAGCTTCACCCGGTAGATGACCTTTCACCTGGCCAATTAGGGTTTGCACGTCCTGCTTCGCCTGGAGCGCCTTGGGGCCGTCGATGATGGAACCGTCGGGTGCCACTGAGTAATCCGCGCCGGCAGTGATCGCTTGCACATGGGTCTGACTCTTGAGCTGCGCCTCCTGGTCCTGCATCGCCGACTTGGCCATGTTGAGCGCCATGTCACCGATGCCCTTGTTCTGCGTGGCGTGCAGCCGGCTCTGCACTTGCGCCGCCAATGCCGGGTCCGCTAGCACGCCCTTGTTGGCCGGGTCCTGCAGCATCTTCTGCATTTGGTCGTCAGTCTGCTGGCGATAGAGACTGACCATGTTGTTGGGGTCGGTCCCCATATAGGAGCCGGTGGTCGAGGCCGTGACGCGCGCTTGCGTGTCGGCGAGGTCAAAGTCGGCGGCCAGTTTGTTGGCTTGCAGCGAGCGCTGATTCTGACCCTGCGCGGCGAAAATCTTGCCGAGCTTCTCGCCGGCGGCCTCGATGCCCTCGAAGATGTCCTGCGTCTGCACCGGCTCGGTCGCCGGAATGCCGGAACCGCGCCAGCGGCTAATCGGCGGTGCATCGCGCAGTGGCGCCGCAACCGTCGGGACAATCGGAATTCGGACCGCTCCACCAGTACCGCCGGAGGCGCCGCCCGCTTCTTCGCCGATGCCGAGATCCGCCATTATCCCGCCAGCGCCCCGGCCCCGGCGGCACCCTTCCCAAAGCCGCCAGTGGCATAGTTGGTCCCGGTGCTCAGTAGCGCCTGGCCAGCGCTGAGATAACCGCTCAGCCGGGCGTTGCTGGCGTTAGACCGGTAGATGCTCTGCGCGGTCTTCGCCTCCTGGGCCTGCACTTGGTAACCGTGCGCCTCAAGCTGTCCTTGGTAGCGAATATTGAGCCGGTCGAGCTGATCGTTGATCGCTGTCTGGCGCATCACGTTCTGCGCGCTGGCGCTGCTTACACCGGTGCCACTCTGCGCGATCGCTGCGAGCTGGGTGCCCTCGATCTGCGCGTTTTTCTGGAGCTGGGTGCCCTCCTGTGCGGCCGCGACCTGTTGCGCGGTGCGCGCCTGTTGCTGCGCGATGGTCGCCTCGTTGCTGGCGGCCTGGGCTTGCGCCTCGTCTTGTCCAGCTTTCTGCTGGGCGGAGATGATCGCCGTCGCGGCGCCCATTGCCGCAGTGCCACCGGCAGCTATCAGCGGTGCAAAAGGCATCAGTCCTTCACCCTGGCGTAGAGCCACGCGTCGCGTTTGTCCGGCGTGTATTGCCGCATCAGGCCCTCGCGCTGAAAGCCGAGCATCTCGACCCAATGTTGGCCCGGCGGCCAATCGAGAAAGACCTGGGTCTCGAGTCGCCGGATATCGGTCCACTGGAGGAAGCGCAGGATTACTCGCGTAATCGCCAGCATGTGTCCTCCGGTCAGTGAGGTCATGAGCGCCCAGACGTGACCGCGGTCGCGGCCCTCATCGAGACAGATCACACCGGCGCATCCGATCGGCTGGTCGTCGACAAAGCCGGTAAAGGCCGGGCCCGCCGCCGCGAGCGCTTCTCCATACTTCGGGTTCGCAAGTACCGGCCCGAGCAGCAGGCGATCCGATTCGCGATGCGGCTGGAGCGTGCGCAGATGCTCGGGATGGAATGGCTCGATGCGCATCTCAGTCGCGCTCCTGCGACTCGAACTGCGGGAATAGGCCCACCACCGTCATCGGCAACGGGCGATCAGCCAGGACCATGATGCGGGCCTCGCGCTCATAGCCGGCCGGGAAGTTGAAGGGTGAATCGCCGGTATCGCCAGTGAACAGCGGGATCGCGGTATCCATCAGCATGGTGGGATCGCGGTACTGGATCGGATCGAGCGCCGTGATGCCATTGTCCTGGTAGTTGTCCCAAGAGCCGTAAAAGCCGCCCACCGTGTTGAGCAATCTCAGGGTGAGATTGGTGATGCGCTTGGTCAGGCCCTGCTGCGTGGCGTATTGGGCGCCGAACGGCGAACCGGCCTCGATGCGCATCTTGGCGACCAACGCCGGCATCGGCAGCCCGATCGTGACCACGCGCGCCGGCCGCGGCAGCGTCACCGTACCGCTCGAGGTCGCGACAAACTGTCCCGCGTCGGCGCCGTCGGCTAGCACGTCAACGGTCATGCTGGCCAGGTGCGGCAGCGTAAAGACGGTCGCCGGCGAGCCGCTATAGGTCAGTCCGGCATCGACAAAAAATGCGCTCGTCAGCGGGCTGTTATAGTCAAAGGCCGGCGTCAGATATTCCACATAGCGCGCGAGCTGCCCGTTGATGACCCGGTTGACGATCATCCAGAGGTCGTTGACCGTGCCATCGGGCGAGGGAATGGCGCAGATCGACTCGACGATGCCGCCACCAATCACGTGGCGATGCCAGCCGGTAACGTCCTGCTCCTTGTTGAGTGAGTAACCGCACAGCACGCCATCGGCGCGCAGGCACCACAGCACCGAATCGGGCTCCTGCTGATAGGTCATCGCGATGAAGTTGTTGATCGCGGGATTGGACGGATTCACCGCGAGCGCAATATGGTCCGCCAGCACGGTTACGTCAGATGACTGATACTGGTCCTGGACAAAGCTGAACTCGAAGGCGCGGACCTTCCGTCCGGCGGTTTGCACGTAATAAATATCGACGCCGATCTGGATCGCCTGAATGCGCTTGCTGCCCCAGGTCAGTTGCGCCTTGCACGCGGTATTGGCGGGACCGAGCGGCTCGGTGTCGTTGATTGCGCCGGCAGCCAATTCCGCGCCGGTCGTACCGATCGCCAGGGCCTGGCCGCCGACCATCCACTGCATCGGCTCCTTGCTTGGCACGATGATGCTGATGGCCTGCGCCGCGGTGACATTACCGCTGGCGTCCTTGGCATTGAAGTTTTCATAGTCGGCTGAGGCCGATCCCCACAGAAAGCCGTCACTACCGAAGAACAGCCGGTCCTCGAAGAACTTGACGCACTTGGGATAACCATTCGCCGTGCTCCAGGCGCCGAAGGCCCAGAAACTGGTCGAGTTGTCGCTGCCCACGACGCTCGCCGGCAGTTGCGCGATCACGTTGGCGGTCGCCGTCCAGATCATCGAGCTCGCCGTACCGCCGCCGCTATAGGGGGTGAAGGCGCCGCCGTTGATACCCGCGCCGGTGGTGTCGTTGAGCTGAAACGAGACCCCGGCCACCACGCCCGCCACGACATAGTAATTGTTGTCAATGTCGGTCATGCCCTGCACGCCCGAGATAAACACCGTGTCGCCGTTCGAAAAGCTGTGACCAGGCGCCGAGATGACTACCGGATTGGCCGCGGTGGCGCCGGTGATCGCGACGGTGGTGCCGCTCGGTGTGGCCGTCCCCACCGCAGTGATTTGTACCGACCCGTAACCGGGATCCTGATATTCCCAGAGCACGTGGCCATTCCCCGAACCATCCCACGCGGAACCCTGCGTATGGGTGGGCGGCACCGATCCGGAGACGGCGGAGGCGCCGACCTGGATGGCCTTGTAGGTCACGAACAGATAGCGCCGCAGGTCGCCCTTGACGATGCCCTTGTCGGGTTCCCACGCCGTGACATTTCGGATGTCCTGCTGCTCGAGATAGAACTGCGACCCGATCACTGACGGCGGGAAAATATTGGCCGAGGCATAGAGCGTGATGCCGTTACCGTTAATCGCGCTCGCGTAAACCGCGATCGTGTCGTTGGGATTGGCCGGCTGAAAGGGTCCGCCTTGAAAGATCGGCAGGACAAATCGCCAGTCGGCGCCGCCCAGCCGCTCGAGCTTATAGGGCGGGTACATCTCACTCTCGTGCGTGAAATAGATGACGTCGAACGACTCGACATAATCCAGTGCGAAGCAGCCCTGCGCGTCAGTCAGTGAGCTCACTGAATAGGGCGTCGGAATCTCATAAGGCGTCGGCACCGAGCCGGGACCGGAGCGGCCACCGCCGCCCGCGGTCACCTGCATGATCCCGGCGCTGGTGTAAATCACCGCATTCGCGGGCTCAACCTTATTCGGCACCCATTGCGGCACGCTGACACAGGTCCAGACTACGGTGCCGTCAAGAATAGTAACATCTGCCGGCACGGTGGTGCCGTCCGGATTGGTCGCGCCCATCGTCGTAAACGACGGGTAATTAGCGCCGCTCGTGCCCGCGGTCGTACACCACTGAATCTGCCCGTTGCGGTCGAGGATGACGGCGTTAAGCGCATATGCAGTCCCGCTCGCCCAACGCGGATAACCGCGGTTGGTCCAGGTCAGCGCGCCATCGACGGTGGTGGTCCCGGTCCATGCCGGCTGATTTGGCCCGAGCACCTGCCCGCGATTGGTATAAAAGCGCAGTGAGTAATCGCCCCACTCGAGGACATAAGACTGCGTGATGTTGAAGCGGAAAGGCGTTAGCCAGCTGCGGTTCGCCGATATCTTGGTCGGCGCGATATAGCGCGTGCCCGAACGCCGGCGCGCCGGCCCCTGCACCATCGGGATGAAGTTGACGCACTGGTAGCAACCGGCGTTGTACTTGGGCGAATCGACCCGCCCCTCGAGCGCCGGTGCGAGCTCGCCGGCATTGAAGTTGAGCAGCGCCGGCGAGACTTTCGAGCCGCCGCTGCCGCCGCCGCCGAGTCCGCCGTAACCAGGTGGTGGGGTCGCTGCCATTTACCTCGTCAGATCCGACTCAGTATCCATTGGCTATCGGCGATCGGCTTCGGCGGATCCTGCACCGCGCCGATCTTGACCGCCTGCGCCAGCTCCGAACCGTAGGCCGCCGCCGCCGCCTGCGCCTTGTCCGTGCTCTGCGTCAGGGTCTCGGCCAGCGCCATGCCCATCCGGTATCCCAGCACCATCACGAATAGAGGATCGAATTCGGTGGGATCGGTCACGCGGGCGACGTAGCGAATGTTCAGTGGTGCCGGGAGATTGGTCGCGATCTGACCATTCTGAATCGCGTAGTCCTGATCGGGGCCGTTGCGGTAATCGGTTAAAGAGGCTCCGGGGAACAGATCGCCGGCCATCTCCAGCCGCAGAAAGTCGTTCGGCAACTGGTAGAGCAGGCGAAAGGTCGTGGTCCATACCGGCCCGTCGACCAGCGCCGGCAATGAGGCCAGCCGAATCGCAAACTTCCATTTATGCGACTCTATCTCGGCGTCGCGATTGAACTCATAGATCGCGCGGGCCTCGCGCGCCGCCTTGACGTTGTCCAGGAGGGAATTGATGCGCGCCGCGCCGAGCTGCACGAGGCCCACATTCACTATGTCGACTTCGGATGCCATTAGTACGCTACTTCTTCTTGCCCGCTTTCTTGGTCGCCGCGAAATCGTGCAACTGCTTCTGGGTCATGCCGAGCACGGCCTTGTTGCGCTTGTAGAGTTCGCCCGGTTTGTGTTCGGCAATAGCCATCA